TGTTCATTGATGGCGGCGGTCAGCGAGGAGACCGAAAACGCATCGTCGTTAAAGATTTCAATGTCAGCCATGAAGCAATCTCCAGAATGCAAAAACCCGCACTCGGCGGGTTGGGTAATCAGGTTGATCGTCTTAGCGAACGATCAAAAAGTGAGTGGCCAACGCCTTTTCAGCAGCAGGATCCAGACCCGTGAGATGGGCTTCGCTGACTTCAGCCAGCCGCACCACTGCCCGTCCGCGTCGGACCACATCCGACTCGCCCAACGGGCCGTAGAGAATGGCGATCGCGTTTTCGCTGCCGTCTTCGGCGGTCGGGTTGTAGGGGGCGAACTCACCGGTCAAGCTGACCAGGCCGAGGACCTGCCCCGGTTCCAATGCAGGTCCGGCGGCGACATTGATGGCTTCGCGGGAAATGGTGCCCGCCGCTTCGGACAGGAGAAATTCGCCTGCATGCATCGGCTCTCGTTGGATATTCATCGTCTTGCTCCTGTTGCGGGTCGGGATTGACCGGACTGCGCGGCTTGGCGCGCGGACCAGATGGAAGGTTGATCCAGTTGTTTGGCCTGCACCTTAGGTGCGGGGTCATTGTCCAGCGGCAAGCTGTTGTCAATTTCGAAGCCCTTGCCGCTGCTGACGATCTTGTCGAACAGACGCGCTCGGACCGCTGCGATGTCCAGGCCCGCCGCGACATACTCGACACTGAACTCGGGTAAGCGCGCGGCCACACAAAGGTCGTTCACGGCCTTGGCCCGCGTCAGGCCAGCCTGGACGATTTCTTCGCTTTCAAGCCGGGTGGAGCTGAGCAGCGGCTCGACCAGGTTACTGATGCCCGACTCAGCGCATCGCTGCGTGATCATCAGGGCCAGCTTGGCCGGGTCGATCACGGGCGGAGTCAGTGGCGGCTCGTCCGGTTCCAACTCGGGATCCGGTTCGGGTGGCTCGTCGAGCTGAGCCAATAGTTCGGCCGGTGCGTGTTGGTAACGCTGCAACACGGCCCCCTGGCCGAGGCAAGCCTTGACCGTGACACCGTCACCGACTTCATCGGCTAGCCCCAGGGCCACCGCCTCATTGGCGGTGAGCCAAGTCTCGTTTGCGACCAGACGCCGCAACTCCTCTTCATCAATGTCCGGCGCCTTGGCCTTATAGGCCGCAATGATGGCCTCCATCGTCTGATCGAGGACGTCGGCCACCTTGCGGAAGTCTTCGGCATCCCCGGCCGCGTAGGTCCACGGGTTGTGGATCATCAGCATGGCGTTGGACGCGATCACGACGCGGTGTGCGCCGCATACCGCCACGCTGGCCGCACTGGCCGCCAACGCGTCGATGCGACCGGTACAGCGCTCGCCCAAACGTGACAGCGCGTTGTGCATCGCCAGCCCGTCGAACAGGTCGCCACCGATGCTGTTGAACGCAGCGATCACCGGCGAAACGCCGTCGTCCATGGCGCGCAAATCCTGCACAAACTGATTGGCGGTAATGCCCCAGGCACCGATCTCGCCATAGACGAAGACCTCGATCACCCGCTCGGCAGACTCGCCGCTGGCCTGCAGCGCGTACCAGGTCTTGTCCTGCACCTGCACGCGTTTGCCCGCCCGGTTATAAACGCGTGGCCGCGCCTTCTTGCTCATGGTTGCTCCTTGTCGTCGACGGGGACGAACGCTTCAAGAGTGGTGTAATTGAGGCCAAGGGTTGTGGCCCGGGCCAGATCGGCGGCGTTTTCAGTGTCGACCGTTTCAGCGTCATAACCGGTGCGCAGGACCATCTCACTGCGCGAGGCGAAGCCGGCCTGGACTTCCATCCGCCGTGCCTGCACGTCCTGCACCGGCTGGATGTAGGCCCAGCCTTGCGGTACCCAACGGGTGCGCAGGTACTCACGGCGTCGCTGGGCGTAGTCGTCCAGCTGGAGGACACCTGACAGTACGGCCATGTCCATCCAGGCCGCCCGGACTGGGCGACAGAGCTGGTGCACGTACACGCTGAATTGCAGTTGCTCCAGACGACGGCGGAATTCGTTGAGTACCACCCGCAGCGCCCGGTCGTTGACCTCGCGCATGTCGCCGGTGAGGATTTCGTACGGCGTCCCGGTCCCCGCTGCAGCTGCCATCAGCTGCTGCCGCATGAAGTCGGGATAGTTGTTGCCGGCGTCCGGTGGCTTGGAGAACTCGACCTCTTCACCCGGCCCCAGCTCCTGCATCGTGCCGGGCTCCAGCGCAACCATCGGCGTGAAGCCGTCGCGATCCAGGCTCAGCGGCTGGCCGGTGACCGGATCCCTTGGCACGGGGCCGGATTCCGGCGCTGGCCGGCTGATAAAGCCGGCAAACAGATTGGCCACCTCCTGCCGAAACAGCACTGCGTCGTCGTAGTTGTCGAGACTACGCAGGCGCTTCAACACCGGCGACAAGCGCGGCACGCCGCGCAACTGGCCCGGCTCGACCGGCTCGAAGATGTGCAGCACCTGGGTCGCCGGTACCCGCACCAGCTGGTTGTAACCCGCATTCAGCGACGAGGCATCGCGTGGATGCGCCAGGTACATCCAGTACGCCACGCGCTTGCCGCCGGGCGTGAACTCGATGCCGGCCCGAATGAAGTTGCCATCGCGGGTGGTCTCGAACTTATCGTGCGGCACAAACTCCGGAGCCAGGATCTGCAGCTGCAGCGGCACCGCGAGGCCTTCGTCCAGGCCACGCGGACGCAACCGCACAAAACATTCGCCCGAGGTTTCCACCGTGCGGGCCACCAGCGCCTGCTGGCCGTTGAAGTCGGTGCGCTCGTCGGCATCCGATTCATCAACCCAGTCGTCCCAAAGCTCCTGCAGCAATTTGCGCAGGGCTTCGTTGTCGGTTTTTGGTCGCGGCGTGATGCCGGTACCGATCAGATTACTGACGCGTTTGTCGATCACGTTGTAGGCATACGGGTCATTGCGAACCGCTGCCCGCGACCGTGAGCGCAGATTGCGCAGCGCCGGGGTATTGATGCTGTTGATCCCGTTGTCCGGCGCATCCCAGCCAGTGGATCGACGGCCCTCTCCGGCGCCTTCGTAACTGGCCTTGATGTTCGACGGCAACACGAATCCGTTACGGGTGAGCGTCGGATAGCGGGCCATTAAAGTCCTTTGCCTCCGTGGCAAAGCCGAACAACGCGGGAGCGCGGTCCGGCCGAGTTCACCAGTGAGGTGCGGATCTCGTCGCGAGCTTTGAGCAGCTCGTCAATGGATCGATACTCCACGGTGCGATCACCATAGCGCACGGTTTTCTCACCGCGTGCGATAGCCCCCTCAACCGCGTCGAGGTGCTTCTGGGTAAATGACATGTCAGCGTCTCTTCAGGTAACCGCTGCTGGAGCTGCGGCGTTGAGGTGGTGGTGAGGGTCGTGCAGGTACGACTTGGGCAGTCGGTTGTGCAGCTGGCCGAGCGACAGCAACCGGGGCAGCTTGCTCTGGGACGCGTTCGCCCTGAACAGGCTGAACGCCCGGCGCTTCATCGAACAAACCCGACTGCGCCAGGGATTGCCGCACGCGTTCCCAGTCATTCTCCTGGTACCGATTGATGCCCAGGTATTGCGCCATCGCCAAGCAGTACACCATCAGGTCGAGGGCTTCGTTGCGCTCGGCTTTGCCCTTGATCCATTCGATACGCTTGTGGCCCCGGATGTAGCGGGCCACCTTGCGCTCAGCGACGCATTGGGCAAAGAATTCGTCCGGTAGGTCGTTGGCAAAGTGCAGCGATCCCGGTCCGTCCGGGAACGAATAGCGGTTGTAGATCCAGTCTTTGGCGGTGTCGGTACCAACAAACCAGAGCTCGGCACCGTTGCGCTCGGTCTGCCCTTTCCAGGTCACGTCGACCATGGACGGGCGTTGAGCAATGACCGGTCTACCGGGCTTACTCGCACCCTTGATAGCGAAGATGTTGCGCCAGCGACGAACACGGCAGAACTGATAAACCTCGTCGGTGTGGTGACCGCCGGAGTCGACACCGGTGGCAAGGATCGCCAAGCCCACGCCGCACGGATGCCGATACCTCGCCTTGAGTTTCTCGTCCAGAACGGCCCATGTGCGTTCGTCAGCCGGATCACCCCAGATGACCTGGTGATCAACAACCCAGCGCTCCATGCCGACACCAAAGCCCATCACCATCAGCTCAAGGCGATTGGCCTGGACATCAACGGCGCCGGTCAGCATCAGCGCGCCGGCTGGCATCGTGCCGAGGGTGTAGGTTTCCAACCGCGCCCGGGCGATCAGCACCTCGGCCTTGGTTTGCTCTTGCGCACTGTCCCAGACCTTAGCCAATCGGGTGTTGTAAAACACCTGCATAGGCTCGAGGTCGCCTTTGTTTTTGGCAACCTTAGCCTTCTCAAACTGCATGGCCAAAGTTCGCCAATCCATCCAGCCAGGCGGTGAATAGAGAGCGTTGAGGTGGAACCCAACTGTCTCTCCATCACCCTCAGCGTGCGCACGCCATTCGCCTTTGGCGAGCATGTCACCCTTGTGGTGTTCCTCGATCAGCACGTCGCATTCAGATCCTGCACACTCGTAATGCACCGTGCTGAAGTCGTTGCTGTAGTGCAGACGCTCCCACTCCAGCACCTGCATATGACCGCAGTCTGGGCAGGGTACATAATAGTGACGCTGGTCGCTGCCCTCGAACAGATCCGCGATGCGCGAAGCACCTTTGATCGTGGGCGAACTGGAGAAGTAGAACTTGGCATTGCGACCGAACGTACTGGCTCGTGTCTCCGCCAGTTCGATGGGATCCCCCTCCTCACCAATGTCGACTTCCCAACGATCAATTTCATCACCGTAAATGTAACGGGCGGATAACTCCGACAAGTTGGCTGCGGAGCCAGCAGTGGTCACATATAGGGAACCGCCTTCGAACTCCTTGGTATCCATGGTGTTCACGGCGTCGCGCCCGGTCGCAATTCGCTCACGTAAAACGGGTGTGGCTTTGATGGTCTTGCCAATCCTCGATGACACCCGCTTGGCCAGCCCTAGGCTTGGTAGCAAGGTCAGGATATTTGATGGTGCCATGTGAATCAGCCCGCCGATCCAGTTCAGTGCAATCTGCGTCTTCATTAATTGGGAGGCCACCATAGTGACCACTCGCTTGCTGCGGTGCGCGGGTGACAGGCAACGCATGGGCTCGCGTGCATATGGCGTGCGGGATGTGCGGTAACGGCCGGGTTCAGCAGCACCTGTATCGCGCGGAATGCGCATGTACTCGTCCGCCCACTGATCGACCCACAGCTCCGGCTCTGGACGCAAACCACGGAAGTACGCCACACGGTAAACCTCGGCACCGTCTGCAAGTTTGGTGTCCATAGGTTCAGTTTCCGAGGGTTAAGGCGTGATTGAAGTCTTCGATGGCGAGGCGCTCGGCCTCCTCAAGGGCTTGGCGGATCTCGCTAAGCAGATGCTTTTCAATGTCCCAGGTGCTGGTCATTGCCGACAACACAGGGGCGAGTTTGGGTGGCAGGCTTAATAGCAAATCCCGCGTCATTCGCCCTGACGCGAACGCAGCTTCATCGACGACCTCCCGATCCACCAATTCGCCGGTGACCTTTTGGAGATCCGTTTCTGCCCGCACAGCTTGTGCAATAGCCAACCTGGTTTTAGCTTTATGATAGTCCGGCGCAGCCTGAGGGATCACGCTGGGGACTGCGGGAGCGGTCTCAAACTGCTCGACCGATGTATTGATGGCCGGTGCGATTCGTGTGCCCGCGTTGCTACGTGCTGGATCGCCAGTCATCTCTAAATACTGATCGGTGGCTTCGACATCCACCTTGCCATCCGGGGTTAAAATCAACCGGCCTTGCTTGGCCAGTTTCCCGACGTACTGGCGAGACCAGCCCTTACTGGCCGCGTATTCCGTCCGGCTCAAAACGGTCATGTAAACCTCCTGTCAACCTGTAGCCGTCAACCACTGTCAACCTCTGTCAACCAACGTGGAAAAACTGGCCAGTCACAAGATCCCGCGGGTTTCCGACCCCGTACCCGTCGAATAACCCCAGGGTCCCCGGCGATTTCATCACTGCTCGCCACCGCTCGGAGGCGCCTCGCAGATCCCAGCCCGTTTCGCCAACCACCGAGCGTACAACCCGCTGGCCACATCGGCGCCGAGACAAGCCACCACACTACCAATTGCAGCAGCGGTCATCAGACTGCAACCTAAAGCGGTGGCGAGCAAAACTGTTGCCAAGCCAAACACCGCCGAAGCACCGAAGCGCAATAGCACCCGTTTGATCAACACCGGCACCGCCATCCCTGCCGCATCAGCGCGCCACATCTCCCCTGTTAAACCAGCGAGCGCCACCAGAATCAGTAGCCAGGTTGGAAGATTGGCCAGCGACTGCTGCATCTCCTGTTCAGTCGACATTCGTTGCCTCCTCGGCAATGGAAGAAATAAACCTATGTCTCGGGCGTAACTGGCGGCCCAAGCCAGGGCCGGCAGTAAGAATGAAAAACCCCGCCGAAGCGGGGTTAGGTGACCGGCTCAGGGAAGGCCGGGTGAAGCTGCACAGCACGTGCGAGGTCAGCGCCAAGGCGCAAATTCCATATCGTGGGGACTTTTTACCCGTCTCCGGAAAAACCGAAAAGGGGTTATTTTCGGTTGTTCAACTCGACGCAACTTTGACGCTACTTTGACTCAGGTTTGAGGCAAACCACCCCGACGAATGGCAATCAGCAAACCTGCGTGCGTTTGCTCATTGATGCCCGCGTGTAGTTGGTTTCCACCGTACCACTGCGGCGTTCGCGTCCACGTGTTGTTGCGCTGCGTACGGTCAGTATCAACAACACCTGCTGGTGCAAACGATGCACCCAGTTCCGGTAGGTCCGGTCAGCATCCTCGGCCAGCTGCAACAACCGAAGCTGCTCACGGACAGTCATTGGAGGCTGGGCCAAGTATCGATTGCGAGCTAATAGAGCCAGTTGGGCGCCCTTCTTCGATTGCCGTTCGAGCTCCGCAACAGCAGCGGCAACCTCGGTGCTGGCATGGTCCATACCACCACCGGCCGACATCATCAGATCTCGCGACCCAGGAGTTCCACGGGGAGCGCAACCGCCATACTGCATGATCGTCGCCATCGGACTGCCCAAACCACCACCGTCGCCAACCTGGCCGTGCTGAGCGCCCCAATGCTGCATCAACGCTTCAACTTCCTCGATCATCGCCCCACTCCCCTGAAAATCGAACCCGACACAAAAAACACGCCACCCAACACAAACCCAACACAACTAAAACCCTTATAAATCAATAGCTTTAATTGAACTGTGTTTAGTGTGTTGGGTTTGTTGGGTATTTCCGTCCTCGCATAAAAAAAATAATCATCCATCAGAAACCGAACAAACAGCGTCACGCATGCGTGCACGCGTAGCGAAACCCAACACACCCAACACAAAGCCCGCAAACTGCCGAAATAGAAGGCTCCAATCTGTGTGGGGTATCCGAAATCAACCCAACACACACTCGACACACCCGACACACTTTTAGCTGTAGTCATGCAGCAGCCGCCTTGATGTGGTCCCAACTGTCCACATGCCAGCCCGCCAGCTTCGCCTTGGCCCGCCAGTGTTCCACTTGCTTGCCCAGCTCGGCCGCCTTCAGTGATGGGGGCGGGGAAGCGTCCGGATCGACGGGAAAGAAGAACGCACCAAAGCGCCGGTTGTTGCCATCGGTCCAGGGAATGGCGCGCGTTTTATCGACCTCAGAACTGATGAACAGCGAGAACTTCGTCTGACTCATCACATGCTCTTTGTTGCGCTGGCACCATTCGAGGAACAGCGAATAAAGGTCGGTTGACAGACACGGCCCCCAAAGCCCCTGACCCAACTCGCTGTACTTCCACAAATGCAGGAACGTCTGCCATCCAGCCCGACTCAAGGCCACCAGGCGCTCACGTGCGTCCGTCGATGGCGGTCGCGTTCGCTGGTTGAAGTCGCCCAGATCAACTGACAACAACCATCCGTACAGCGCCGCAACGCCACCCTGTTCCAGCTCCCGCCCGATTGCCTTTTGCCGCTCGACCGGCAAGGTTTCCATAGGCCACATCACCAGCATCCGCCGGTCACTGTCGCTGATCGGCCACGGCAAAATTTCGTTGCTCAGGAACACCGCGTTCATATGGTTAGCTTCCTCCCAACCGTTGATGAACTTCGATTCCATCCGCACTGTCTTGCCGGTGATCAGGTGCTTGATCTTGCCCACCTGGTTGTATCGCTGATCGCGACTCACGACCTCTTCAAACACCGACCACAATTTGCGGCTTTGCCAGGCGTTGAAGCTGCTCTCCAGCTGCGTCTGACCGACCGTGGCTGCGTACTGGCCGTACAACATGCCCAGTGCATCCGCGAACAGCAGGCTTTTGCCTGAGCCCTCCATGATCGAATGCATCAGCACGGCGGTGTCCATCTTGGCGCCCAGGTGCTGCAACGGGTACGCCAGCCAGCGGGTCAGCCATTGGTGCGCCGCTTCATCGTGGTTGCACAAAAAAGAAATCAGCCAACGCAGATTGGCGCAGGCCTCGTCATCCCTGACCGGCTCGAGCGGTAGGCCATCAAAGGTATTGATGTACACCGCAGTGTCCTTGCTCATGGTCGGATCAAACACGATATGTTCGACATCCACGGTGCGCCGCTCACTGCTGTTCAGCCACAGCGGATAAGTGTCGCCCAGCGCCATCTTCACCGCGCCCTCGGCAATACGCCGCTTCTTTTCCCGATCCCAGACGTCCTTGGTGCCGTCGATGTACACATATCGGTCAGTCGGTGGCATGCCGAACGCACCGCCCTTCTTGCCCGCCATGCGCCGTGTTTGCTCGATGTCGCGGACGTGATCATCCGCAATCAACCGTTTGCCCATGTCATCCAGCCACGCCTTCGCAAGCGGCTTACCCACCCGCGCTTCAAATGCGGCCTTCTTCATCACCCGCGACTGATCGCAGTCCCACACTTGCGTGGTGCCCTCGACCAGCGCAAAACGACGCAATAACTGGTCAAGCGTCAGCGACTCCCCCGCGCCCCCGTCAGGAGCTGGAGCGGCCTCGCTGGTGTCGTCGTTCGCACAGCTCGGCTCGCTCATATCATCGGATGGGGTCGGGGGAAGATCCCGCGGATCAGGCCGTGATAAACGCTGCATACCCAACATACGCGCAGCATCCTTGACCGCCTTCGACTGATCGCCGCCGTGCTCGAGTAAACAAAACACCTCAAAGGCGTCATTCTGATGGCCGTTCGCGAGCGGATCGGCGCCGTGGTGGGAATAGACCTTGCCCTCAGCGATTGTCACACCCGGCAGGCCGGTGCTGCTCTGCGGGTAAAGCCATTTGCTACCCCGCTTGATATAACCGTGAGCACGCAGCAGTTCCTCTATGTCGTGGCAGCGGTTGAACTCATCGATCACCGACGGCTGCTTACCCGCAGCTGGTGCTAAACGCTTATTGACCTTCGCCGGCGGCGTAGTTGCCTTGATCGCCCACGGGCACGCTGCCTCTGCATCACGCTTGAAGATGTCCCAGTTTTGCCAGATAGCCAGCAGGTCGACAGTCAGCGTCGGCAAACCGTCCGCGGCGCTGGGCGGCGTCCGCCAGGTGTATGGCATGCCGGTACCCGGATGAATCGAAGGCGGGAACACGTCCTGTACCAGGCCAGCACGCAGTTCGAACACCGTGAAGCGCTTGTACTCTTCGGCCTCCCTGCGCGCCGCAGCTTCCCCGACGCGATCGTCCTGCTCTTTCGCAGCCTTGGCTTTGTCCATCAGGCCTTTGTGAATCGAACCGTCAGGGTCTTTTTCATTCGGCCATGAGAGAGAATGCCGGGTCAGCTCAATGCCTTCCGGCAGTTTGAACAGCACCCGGAAGCGCGCAGGGTTACCCACAATGGTCGGGTACACCAACGCCATGGCATCCAGATCGACACCCAGCAGCTCATACAGCACATGGCGCGTCCACTGAACGTCGTCGACGTCCAGCGAACAGACACGGCTCGGCCCAAGTACGACGCCGAGATTGTGATTAGGGTTTCGTTGCCAGAATGATTCAGCAGTGGCGGCATCGGTAAAGTAGCCGCCCGGTTTGTTCCACCCCAAGCCCTTTGGGGCTTTTTCACCTGGCTCGATTGATACCAGGGCGAGATCGAAAGTGTTGATGTAACGTTTTGCCCATGTGGCGATGGCTATTCCTTTGGCCGTTTCAGTCATCGCCGAGCCTCCCGCAACCCCTGACAGTCAACACAGGTTTGGCAACCCTCAATCGACTGTTGTCGGCGTAATGGGATAGGTTCGTCGCAATCCGCGCAGAACTGCGCGCTCACGCGGTTCGAAGGCACACGGCGACTGCGCTGAAGAGCAACGTCGAGCAGGTATTGCGCTTGGTCATTGGCGCGATCGATTTCGTCAGCCATGGTTGCGATCCTCCATCGCCTGACGGGCACCCGCCATGATGCCGAGGATTTCGCGAATCACGTCCATGCCGCGCTGCTCCAAGTCCACGACCTCGCGGAGCTCCCAGACGTTGTCGGCAGCACCGTCATGCATCGCGGCGACAAACTCACCGGTCTCACCGAGCAATTTGCCAACGGCTTTCAAAGCATCCCGAGTTGCCGGTACCGGTACCGGGCGATACCACACCGCACCCGCTGGACGCATCAGCGCGTCAAGCAAACGTGAATCGCCCGTCAGCCGGATCACTTCCTCAAGCTCATCAGGGTTCAGCCAGCGGCGCTCTTCATCTAGTTTGAGTTTCTTCTGGAGGGTGTCGTTGTCCAACACCATGTCAAAGGCAAGGGCGGTAATTCCGCCCTTGTAGTCACGACCAGCACGGTAAATCGCCTGGCGCAAAGGAAGGACCGGACCCGCGTCCGGCAAAAGATCTGTTCGACTCATAACCGTAAATCCCCTGTTTACGGTGTAGCCATAAGATGGGGGATTCCCTATCCTACAACCACGACCGATGTGCATGTGCTGTGTGTCGTCGTCGCTGGGTTGGGGGATCTTTGGTGAGAGGCCCCAACCCGGCACTTTTTAAGCAGCTTTGGAACCTCGAAGGTAAGCCCAGTCAATGTCTGCACGGAGCTGCTCGCAAGTGACTGAACCTGCCGACTCTCGCTCGATACCGACCGCCAAAGCAGCGCCGGCCCGACGGTTGCCATAAGCGACCTGCTTCAACTGGCCAGCTGACGTGCCGCAACGGCCCGCGAATGCATCCAACGCGGCTTTATCAAGACTCTTCAAATACTCGTGCAAGGTCATATGCACCTCCTTCTGAATGCCGAGATTAGCAATTGCTAATGCTTTCAGCAATAGCAAACCGTAATTTACTGTTTGCTAACGGAAAGCGATGATTGGGGAATGGATATAAAGAAGATGCGAGTTCAGGTGCTGCGTGACTTGATGGGCGAAAAAACCCAGAAAGAGTTCGCCGACCAATACAACCTAGACGCCTCATACCTGTCGCAATTGCTCAATGGGCATAGATCGCTTGGCGAGAAAGCGGCTGCGAATCTTGAAGCGAAAATTGGTCTTTCCGAGGGCACATTAACAACGCCGTCCGGCTCGATGCGCCCCCCCACATCCAGAGCGCCGCAAGCGCCAGAGAATGAAACCGTCCCAAGCAATGCCGAGTATCTCGGCCCCATTGATGTTTGGGACGACGATACCCCCTTGGATGACGACGAGGTTTACGTGCCGTTTCTTAAGGAAGTTGAACTATCCGCGGGGAGCGGCCGAACCGCAGTACATCAGTCGCACAAGCAAAAACTTCGCTTCGGAAAAATGACCCTAAGGCGGCAAAACGTCCAGGCAAATGAAGCGGTCTGCGTAACTGTTAACGGCAACAGCATGGAACCCGTTCTTCCTCACGGAAGCACCGTAGGAGTTGACCAGGGCTGCACAACCATCACCGATGGAAAAATGTACGCGCTGAATCACGGAGGCCAGTTGCGAGTGAAGACACTGTACCGGCTACCTGGTGGAGGCATCAGGATGCGTAGCTATAACCGGGAAGAGCATCCAGATGAAGAGTACAGTGCGACCGAACTGCTCAAAAACGAAATCATCGTGATCGGCAAAGTCTTCTGGTATTCCGTACTGCTGTAACCGATCACATCTCAAAGAACCCGCCATGTGCGGGTTTTTTTGCACATCGCAAAAACTAAATTAGCATCTGCTATTGCATGTTGATTTAGCTATTGCTAATTTTGCACTCGTATCTACCTCTCACCAAAGAGTACGAGCCATGCAAACCCCACAGCACAGCAACACCCGTTGCCCCGTTTATCTACACCCGACAGCAGCGACCAACCGCGCAGCCGTAATCGCCATTCAGCAAACGACTGGCCTGCTCGTCATCACCAATGTACGCAGCAAGGCCGCAGCACAGCTCATCGCTAGCGCCGACACGTCCCCATGGGGAGGTGACGCAGCATGAAGCAACTATTGATCGGGCTTGCCGGCCGCGCACGCACCGGAAAAACCACTGCCGCCAATCACCTGGCCAACGCTCACGGCTTCCAGACCTACGCATTCGCAGACCCACTCCGCGAAGGTTTGATGAACATCTTCAACCTGAGTCCGTGCGACTTTGACGACGATCGTAAAGAGCAGCCCATCGGCTGGCTCGGTCGCTCCGCTCGCGAGCTGATGCAGTCCATGGGCACCGAATGGGGCCGCAACATGGTCCACCCAGAGCTATGGCTGCTACTGGCCGAACAGAACCTCGAATTCCTAGGCCAAGCGCACGACACCGCGACCGGCTTCGTCATCAGTGATCTGCGTTTTGAGAACGAAGCCGACTTTGTCCGCAAGCGTGGCGGCATCGTGATCCACGTCCTTCGACCTGAAGCGACAGAGGTCAATCCGCACGTCAGCGAAACGGGCATCGGCATTCAGGACAACGACCTGGTGCTGCACAACGAAGGCGCGCTCGACGACCTTTTCGGACAGCTCGACGAGTTCTTCGGCGCTCTGACGGCCCGCCCTGACAACGCCGCAGCCTGAGGACCGTGCCATGAATCGCACTCTGGACGAAACGGCAGCCGTACTCGGCCTCAAGCCCCGCGCCTTCCGCACCAGGTTGCGGGAGCTGGGAATCCTCACCAACAACGGCGAGCTCGCCAGCAAACACCGCGATCGCGGTTACCTGTTCTCCGACCCACGCAGTACCTGGGTCCCTGCCATCAAGCAGCACCGCCACTACGCGGTGGTGATGGTGAAAGAAGCAGGCGTTGAGTGGGTCGCCAAGAAACTGAACATCACCATTACGCACAAGGACGCCGCAGCATGAGCCAGAACGCCATTACCCAAGCCATCGGCGCACTGAAGCTGGTTCCGATGTTTCTCAACCATCCGACCGTCATCAGCCGCGCCACACTAATAGGCGCGTCAGCCGAAGCGGTACAGCTTTTGGAGTCGCTGCCACCGGTCAGCGCTGAGCTGGCTGAGGTATTTCGCTGTGTCGACGCAGTCATTGGCGAGGGGCAAATCGCTTACGTCACGCCGACTAAATCGCCGGAGTACCCCTACGGCGCCGTCGTCGCCGACCAACGCGGCAACATCTGCGCGGCAGCAATGGGCAAAAGCAAAGAAGGCCTCGCCGAACTGATTCGCCTGAAGTTGCTGCCCCCATCGGAGGGGTTCGGGGAGGACGCGGCATGAGCAACACCCTCGACCAACTTCGGCGTCAGTTCGCAACACCGTGCCCGACGCTGGCAGCCGTTCGCGAGCACTACTTCTCGCACATCCGCACCGATCGCTATCTGCTGGCCGAGATCAAAGCCGGCCGTATTGCGCTGGTTGTGAATCGGCTACACGGGTCCGCTCGCGCGCAGCGGGTGGTGTACCTGCACGACCTGGCTGACTTTCTCGACGCGCAAGCAGCGACGCAAGCAGCCTGATTCACGGTGGTCCCTGCCGTCCAGGGGCAAACAACTCGTACTCAAGAAGGCACAGCACATGAAAGCCACGGACACGAACGACTTTTTTAACTCGCTCAATGCAGGCGTCTTCGCCCAGCAAATCGGCCAAGCCCTTTCAAACGTCGCCGCAGGAGTCATCGACTATGGCAAAGCGGGCGAAGTGAAAATCACGCTGAAGATGAAGCAAATAGGCCAGAGCAACCAGGTCGCAATCAGCCATACCCTGGACTTCGCCCAGCCCACCAAACGCGGCAAGTTGCGTGAAGACTCAACTCTGGACACTCCGCTGTACCTCACTCCTCAAGGACTGACCCTATTCCAGAACGACCCGACTTCGCAGCTCTTCAAGAGCGAAGACACCCCAGTAGTCCCTCGCTAAAAGCATCACCAAGTCACAGCACCAAAGTCCTCTCACCAAAAAGGAAGCATCAATGCCACTCGCTAAAGACACACTCGAACTGATCGTCGCCCAAGCACACGCCGCCAGCGCCCTTCCCGCAACGCTCATTCCTGTTACCGCGCTGCCGGACAATGTTCAAATCCATAACCTTGAAAAGTACCAGGCGCTGCGCTCCCGTTTCCGCGGTGCGCTGCACACCAGTAGCTTGCGCGACTTTGCTGAGTACACGATCTCGCGCACCGGCCCTACCGCCAGAGGTTTCGTCGATCAGGACGACATGAGCTGCAAGGTCTTTTTCAACCTCGGCGACGACACTGCACCGGGCCATGCGGATGACGTGGCAACACTGAAGCTCAAGCCGACCGCAGCCTACAAAGCACTCCAGCAAATCGCCGGCAAGAAACTCAGCCAGCGCGAGCTGGCCGAGTGGATCGAAGACTGGCACCTCAGCCTTGTGGCAAGTAAGGAGGGCGGCGGCACGATGCCCATCAGTGCAGCCATCGCCGGTGTACGCAACATCACCATCGAAGCCCGCAGCTCGGCCACCAACAGCGAACACAACTTCGGAGCCTCCCGCAGCGCAATGGATAGCATCGAAGCCGCCAGCGCCGAGAGCCGTATCGACGCGCTGTTCTTTGAACTGGTCCCGTACGAAGGTCTCGGTCCCCGCGTGTTCAACCTGAAGCTCAGCATCATGACCGGCGATGACAAACCAACCCTCAAACTCCGCTGGGCAGGCGAAGAACAGCAGGTAGAAGAAATCGCCCAGGAGTTCAAAACGACACTCGGCAAAGAAGTTGGCGGCGCCGCCACGCTGACCCTGGGCACCTTCAGCGCGTAACCAGTCAACCCATGTAGCAACATCCCGCAGCCGGCCTCTCACCAAGCATCCCGGCGGCGGGCACTACTGAGGTACACAGCACATGCAAACCCAACACCTGTCCGCCCAAGAAGCGAACCTACAGCTCTTCAACCGCCTGATGGAACTGATGCAAGTTGATCACCGCCGGAAAGCCATCGGTAAATCCTCATCAATCAAGGAAGTATCTTGAATGAGCTGGCTCTTTTCGCGGGCTCTGGCGGAGGAATACTCGGCGGCCACCTGCTCGGATGGCGGACCGTGTGCGCCGTTGAGCGTGATGCCTACTCCGCACAAGTTCTGGCGCAACGACAAAACGATGGAGCACTCCCAACTTTCCCGATTTGGTCTGACGTGTGCAGTTTTGACGGCAGGCCGTGGCGCGGAATTGTTGACGTGGTTTCTGGAGGATTTCCATGCCAGGACATCTCTGTTGCCGGAAATGGTGCTGGCATCGACGGAGCGCGCTCCGGGCTCTGGCGTCAAATGGCGCGAATCATCAGCGAGGTACGACCTGACGAAGTCTACTTGGAAAACTCACCTCTGCTTGTGGGAAGAGGACTTGCACTGGTCCTCAGTGAGCTTGCCGAAATGGGGTATGACGCGCAGTGGTGCCTTGTTTCAGCATCCGACGTTGGAGCGCCCCATCAGCGCGATCGCGTCTGGCTTGTGGCCCACGCCAACGATGTCGGACGGTCCGGGAGGCCCGGGGAATCAGGGGAGGCAAGGCGGATTAAACCTGAGAACCAAAGTGGCACGTTCTTGGCCGACGCCAGTCGCGAGCATGGCGAAAGGATCCTCACCGGCTGCACTGACACGCAAGTCAGGGGCAGACCGCTCGAACGATCGACTCGACCATGCGGTGATGGCTTCCGACGGTGGCCAACTGAACCCGGAATGGGTCGAGTGGCTAATGGGGTGGCCAATCGGGTGGACAGAATTAAAGCCCTTGGAAATGGGCAAGTTCCGCGAGTGGCAGCAACAGCATTCTGTGAGCTGTCCCGCACAGCCACTCAAGACCATCGGAGATAACTGATGAGCCTTCCACGCTGGGTAATGATCAACCGCGCATCCGAACTCACCGGCTACAGCGAAGACGCCATTCGCCACAAGGTGAAGAACGGGACCTGGGCACAAGGTCGGATCTGGCGAAAAACGCCCGACGGCCGCATCGCAATTAACATGACGGAGTATGACAAGTGGGCCGAGAGCGCACCGCAGGAAGCGGCCTAGAAGCCGAACTGGCCAAACACAGAGGGCTGGAGATACACGGCGGCTACATACGCATCGTGTTCATGTGGCGTCGAGTTCGCTGCCGCGAATCCCTTGGCCTCCCTGTTACCAAAGCCAACATCAAACACGCCGCCCTACTCCGGGCGGCGATCACCCACGAAATCAAGACAGGCCGTTTTGATTACAGCCGGCACTTTCCCGACTCAAAGAACGCGACGAACTACAGCAACGTAAAGGACGAGCGTCTGGCCGCGCTGATGGCCCGGTACAAACCATTGAAGGCCGTCGACCTCACGCCGATGACCGAAGAGAAATACGGTTATGCGCTCGACATTTGTACCGAACTGCTTGGACCAGACCGTTTGGCTGGAATCCTGCTGCCCGAAGACATTCAACGACTACGGTCGCAACTGATTGCCGATCGGGCGCCATCAACCGCGAACCACTATCTGGCCACGTTCGCGGGATTTTTGACATGGTGCGAAAACAACAGCTACTGCCGCAAAGGTCTGGCCGCTGCCTGCATTCGATTCGCGATGACCGACCGCGAGCCAGACCCACTGACCAAGGGCGAATTCGAACAGTTACTCAGCAAGGGCTGCCTCCATGCGCAGGATTCAGCCGCGATCACCCTCGCGGTTTACACGGGCCTTCGACCAGGTGAGATGTGCGCACTCGCAGTCGAAGATATCGACCTGGCAACAGGACAGATCAACATAACCAGAGCAATCACCGCAGACGGCACATTCAAGGTGCCCAAGACTGGAAAGCCTCGGGCAGTACTTCTTATGCCGCCGGCTGTTGAGGCCTGCAAAATTCTGATGGGGCTGGTGGCCGACCACTCGCCACACAGGATCGACGTGTATATGAACCGCCACGAAAGCCGAATCGAAACAGTTACCCCGCTCCTATCCCCGACAACGCAAGCCCGGAAGAAAGTCATCAACCACTGGTTTATCCCCACATCGTGGAACACAAAGTGGTCAGCCATCCAAAAGCGTTCAGGGATCCGACCGCGCCGGCCCTACCAGACTCGCCACACTTACGCCTGCTGGTGCTTGGCTGCTCGCGGTAATCTCGCGTTCATTGCGAAGCAGATGGGCCATAAGGATTTCACCATGCTGGTCGAAGTGTATGCAAAGTGGATGGACGATGAGTCGCCAAGCGAACTGGAACACATATGGAAAAATTTGAGGGGAGGCAGCAACAGGAGAGCGAATAATGAGGAAAAATGAACGATTTTATGGCCTCTACTAGGTAACCACCCCAGCTACGCTGGGGTGGTTACCTAGTAGAGCTTTTAAAGCAAAGGGGCAGCTATCCCACTTATTAAGGCATACGTCAATATAATTTACAAGCATAAGAGTTACAGAAATGCAGCTTGGAAAATTTTAGGTCCCGGTGTGGTTTTGCAGGCGAAAAAAAGCCCGGCGTATAGCCGGGCTCTTTTTTAATCGCGAATCAGCACGTCATGACGGGTTTCTCGATACCCAGCTCAGCGCACGCTTGTTTCAGGCTTTGATCAGCCTCTTGGAAACGACGTATGCGGGCCAGTGTGTAGTCACGGCCACTGAGCCCATCTTTACGAGGGTTCGCGGCACGCTTTGTCTGATACTCGCTTGCGCTAAAGCTTTTCATAACCTGATTCCTTTCCGTACAAGGGAATAAAGCAATCTTTATTGCTTTGATATGCTTCTAACATGTGCTGCAAAACGTGTTTGAAGGTGGTGTGCTCCGTTGAAAACGTAGCTGTGTGCACATCGCTCAGACCCAAATCATCAAGGTAACGATAGAACAGGTCGTCAAACATATCTACCTGGTCTCGAGCGCTGGCACGTATCGTTTTGTTTTTAAAATCATCAATAAAATGATAGTAGTCGCCATTTGGCCAGCGCGGTCGATGATACATCAGCACCGCAGGCTTCAAGGGATCAACAGATACGACACGCCCTTCACCAGGCTCATTAGTGGGATTGATTGGATCAAGTGCGAACCACAACCACAGCACTGCCGCGCAGCTCATTGCAAATCTGCCAACGGCAATTTCCACATCGGCATCGGTGCGACCCAAAGCCTCAATGAGATCCTCCAGTTGTCCTACATCGCCGCCTGGGTTTGCCCACAAATAAATGCGGATCTTCTTACCCAGTGGAGCACTCTGAAGAAACTGAACGAGCGGGCTCACCGACGCACTGTCGAAACAGCCGAGCTCCATAGTCTCCCTGTCATCATTTTCAACGACATGCAACTGTGACACTACCGGCTCTACAGCAGTTCCATCTTGCTCGGCGATTGCACCAACTTCCATGAATGACCCTTATCTAACACGTTCTTATTTGCCAAAAATAATACTTCAATAGTGGCTATTTGCCATCTATTTGGTCGAAAAAAGCCCGGCTACAGCCGGGCTTATCGATCATTCCTGACAATTAATAGGAACGACGGGATGTGCGAATCTTCGGTCATGCGGCCTTTTGATGTCAAGAAATGGATTGTGACACGTCACACTTTTCCTTAAGGTTTCATCCTGGAAACGGGTCAGATCCCAGCACTGAACAATACAGCGCCTCATTACCGCTGGGCATGCTCGCTCCACGCCCATGGTAATCTAAGGCTCAGCGAGCAAATTTTGAGTAGGGAAGCTCACCATTATAAGAGGTGAGTAGTGCGCGATTGAGCCATGCCCCCCGCGCTTCAAACTTACGCAATGCCGTGCGAAATGCCCCATTTTTGCCCCACACTTTCGAGAGAATCGCTCTAAGCCTCTGATGAATAAAGCAATTTCTGACCTATCCTCCCACACCCCGATGATGCAGCAGTACTGGCGCCTGAAAAACCAGCACCCGGACCAGCTGATGTTCTACCGCATGGGCGACTTCTACGAGATCTTCTATGAGGACGCGAAGAAGGCCGCCAAGTTGCTGGACATCACCCTGACTGCTCGCGGGCAATCGGCCGGGCAGGCGATTCCGATGTGCGGGATTCCTTACCACGCCGCCGAGGGTTACCTGGCGAAACTGGTGAAGCTTGGCGAATCGGTGGTGATCTGCGAGCAGGTCGGCGACCCGGCCACCAGCAAAGGGCCGGTGGAGCGGCAGGTCGTGCGCATCATCACGCCGGGGACGGTGAGTGACGAGGCGCTGCTCGACGAGCGTCGGGACAACCTGATCGCCGCCGTCCTGGGTGATGAACGCCTGTTCGGCCTGGCGGTGCTCGACATCACCAGCGGCAACTTCAGCGTGCTGGAAATCAAGGGTTGGGAAAACCTGCTGGCGGAACTGGAGCGGGTCAACCCGGTGGAGTTGCTGATCCCGGATGACTGGCCCAAGGACTTGCCGGCGGAAAAACGCCGTGGTGTGCGTCGCCGTGCGCCGTGGGATTTCGAGCGCGATTCGGCGCTCAAAAGCCTGTGCCAGCAATTCTCGACTCAGGATCTCAAAGGCTTTGGTTGCGAAAACCTGACCCTGGCGATCGGCGCTGCCGGTTGCCTGCTGGCCTATGCCAAGGAAACCCAGCGCACCGCCCTGCCCCACCTGCGCAGCCTGCGTCATGAACGCCTGGACGACACCGTGGTGCTCGATGGCGCCAGCCGTCGCAACCTGGAGCTCGACACCAACCTGGCCGGGGGCCGCGACAATACCCTGCAATCGGTGGTGGACCGTTGCCAGACCGCCATGGGCAGCCGCCTGCTGACCCGCTGGCTGAATCGCCCGTTACGGGATTTGACCGTGCTGTTGGCGCGCCAGACCTCGATCACTTGCCTGCTCGACGGTTACCGCTTTGAAAGACTGCAGCCGCAGCTCAAGGAAATCGGCGACATTGAGCGGATTCTTGCGCGGATCGGCCTGCGCAATGCCCGCCCCCGCGACCTCGCCCGCTTGCGCGACGCCCTCGGCGCACTGCCGGAACTGCAAGTGGCAATGATGGAGCTCGAAGCCCCGCATCTCCAGCAACTCGCCACCATCACCAGCACCTACCCGGAACTGGCGGCACTGCTGGAAAAAGCCATCATCGACAACCCGCCCGCGGTCATTCGTGACGGCGGCGTGCTGAAAACCGGCTACGACAGCGAACTCGACGAACTGCAGTCGCTGAGCGAAAACGCCGGGCAATTCCTGATCGACCTCGAGGCACGGGAAAAGGCCCGCACCGGCCTGTCGCACCTGAAGGTCGGTTACAACCGCATCCACGGTTACTTCATCGAGCTGCCAAGCAAGCAGGCGGAATCGGCACCGGCCGACTATATTCGCCGCCAGACGCTCAAAGGCGCGGAACGCTTCATTACACCGGAACTCAAGGCGTTCGAAGACAAGGCACTATCAGCCAAGAGCCGTGCCTTGGCCCGCGAGAAGATGCTGTACGAAGCGCTGCTGGAAGATCTGATCAGCCAGCTGCCACCGCTGCAGGACACTGCCGGCGCCCTGGCCGAGCTGGATGTATTGAGCAACCTGGCCGAACGCGCGCTGAACCTTGATCTGAACTGCCCGCGCTTCGTCAGCGAGCCGTGCATGCGCATCACCCAGGGTCGTCACCCGGTGGTCGAACAAGTGCTGACCACGCCGTTCGTGGCCAACGACCTGAGCCTGGACGACAACACCCGCATGCTGGTGATCACCGGTCCGAACATGGGCGGTAAATCCACCTACATGCGTCAGACCGCCTTGATCGTGCTCCTGGCGCACATTGGCAGCTTCGTGCCGGCAGCCAGTTGCGAACTGTCGCTGGTCGACCGCATCTTCACCCGGATCGGCTCCAGCGATGACCTGGCCGGCGGGCGTTCGACCTTCATGGTGGAAATGAGCGAAACCGCGAACATCCTGCACAACGCCACCGAGCGCAGCCTGGTGCTGATGGACGAAGTCGGGCGCGGCACCAGCACCTTCGACGGTCTGTCCCTGGCATGGGCGGCGGCCGAGCGCCTGGCGCATCTGCGCGCCTACACGCTATTCGCCACTCACTACTTTGAACTGACCGTCCTGCCGGAAGCCCAGCCGCTGGTGGCCAACGTGCACCTCAATGCCACCGAGCACAACGAGCGCATCGTGTTCCTGCACCACGTATTGCCAGGGCCGGCCAGCCAGAGTTACGGCCTGGCCGTGGCACAACTGGCAGGCGTACCGACCGAGGTCATTACCCGTGCGCGCGAGCATTTGAGCCGCCTGGAAGACACCGCCCTGCCCCATGAGTCGCCGGCACCTGCCAAGGGCAAACCGGCTGCTCCACAGCAAAGCGACATGTTTGCCAGCCTGCCGCACCCGGTGCTGGATGACCTGGCCAAGCTCGACCTGGACGACATGACACCACGTCGTGCTCTAGAAATGCTCTATACACTAAAGACACGGATCTAACGCAGCGGCTTGCAAGCTGTTAGAATCTCGCGCGGTTTGGGATGCTGCTGGCTAATAGCCTGGCCAGCAGACTATCGCTCCCGAACCTGGCGAC